ATAGTTACACTGATCACAAACTTGAATGTGGACTTGGATTCAAACAAGATATTTCAAAAGCTATCAACTCGTAATCGAGTGGGCTGGAGCATGAGCTTTGACAACACAGGCGAACGTGTGGAGTATGTGAGACATGGTGCCAGTTGGGCGTTGATCAAAGAAAATTTGAATAAAATCAAACACCTAATGACCACACAAGGTCAGTGGGGTGGTATACATGCTGTGTACAACATCTACAACGCCACACGCATCTGTGAGTTAAGACAGTTTGCTGAAGATACTGGCACCACAGTGTTGTGGCAGAACTTGTTTCAGCCTGACTATTTAGATCCATTTTTACACGGACCAGCAGTTGCGGCCGAAGCCATTGCTGAGATTGAAAGATTCTATGCAATGAACATTGCTACTCCTGCTGAGAAGATGTTTTTTGATAACGCACTAAACATCTATAAAAATATTACAGAAGCAAAACCTGGTATTGAACAAAAATTCAAAGATCATATTTTCCTCAACGAAACCAAATATCACGCAGACAAGGCAGGTGAGTTTCAACGCCTATGGCCGGAACTAGAAAGATTGACAAAATGAGCGTTAAACCAGGATTAGAAACAGTGCTGGTCAAAGCACCGCACAGAGTCGAAACATATACCGAGCAAGAACTCACGGAGTTTGCCATGTGTGCCGACCCAGTAACTGGTCCACTGTATTTCATGGATAACTTTTTCTTTATTCAGCATCCCACCCGCGGCAAAATGCTGTATCATCCGTTTGACTATCAAAAGCGACTGATTCATACCTATCACAATTACAGATATTCGATATCCTTGATGCCTCGACAAACAGGCAAGTCAACATCTGCTGCTGGTTACCTGTTGTGGTACGCAATGTTTGTGCCAGACTCTACAATTCTCATTGCCGCACACAAATACACCGGCGCACAAGAGATTATGCAGCGTATTAGGTATGCGTATGAACTGTGTCCCAATCACATTCGAGCAGGTGCTACCAGTTACAACAAAGGATCAGTGGAGTTTGAAAATGGATCACGCATTGTGAGTCAGACCACAACAGAAACAACTGGTCGAGGTATGTCGATATCCTTGCTGTACGCTGACGAATTTGCATTTGTGCGACCCACAATTGCCAAAGAGTTTTGGACTTCAATTTCGCCCACACTGGCCACTGGTGGTAAAGCAATTATCACAAGCACTCCCAACTCAGACGAGGATCAATTTGCGTTCTTGTGGAAAGGTGCCAACAAATGTGAAGATGAGCACGGCAATACCACAGAACTTGGCATTAACGGATTCCGAGCATTTAGATCATACTGGCGCGAACATCCAGAGCGCGGCGATCAGTGGGGTGCAGAACAACTGGCCCAGTTAGGCGAAGAACGTTTTCGCAGAGAGATGGATTGTGAATTTGTTATCAATGACGAAACACTAATAGCACCTATCAAACTGATGGACTTGGAAGGTGCAGAGCCCATACACAGAACTGGACAAGTACGCTGGTACAAGACTCCCACTAAAGATGGCATGTATGTTGTGGCACTGGATCCCAGCTTGGGCACAGGCGGCGATCCTGCTGCCATACAAGTTTTCGACGCTAGAACTACAGATCAAATTGCTGAATGGCGCCACAACAAAACTGACATTCCCACACAGATACGAATTCTTGCGGATATCGTAAAGGAATTGCATGCGGTAGTTCAAGATGAAAAAAGCATTTATTTCTCAGTGGAAAACAACACCATTGGTGAAGCTGCCTTGATCAGCATAGCAGAATATGGTGAAGACAACATTCCAGGATACTTTCTCAGCGATAATTCAGTTACAGGCTCTACAGGGCGCAGATTCCGCAAGGGCTTTAACACCACAAACAAAAGCAAAATCACAGCCTGTAACAAGTTCAAAATCTTGGTAGAGTCTGGTCGCATGAAAATTAACTCAAGACCCTTGGTTTCAGAACTCAAAACGTTTGTGGCCATGGGCACCAGTTATGCTGCCAAACCCGGCGAAACTGACGATTTGGTCATGGCCAGTTTGCTGGCGGTGCGCATGCTGTTGTTGTTGCAGACCTACCATTCAGACTTGGATACACACCTAAAAGACCACGGAGATATGATTGTTGAGCCGTTTCCATTTATTTCAATGCTCCGCTGATGAAAGAGTAGCAGAGTTGGGAAAAAAAGTATCAATGACCAGGACTGGAGTAAAAAGAGGAACGTATAAAAATCATAAATAACAAACTATGGCTATAGAAAACATTTCCCAAGACGTTGCTGACTTATTAGCAACCAAAGACTATGACGTCAAATACACCGACGGGCAAGGCAAAGACTCCTCACCGGAAGAAGCCAAAACATTTGCATTTGACTGGGTTGCAGGATCTGGAAAAAACTACGGCACAGTGGTAATTGTGCTGGGTGATGAAAACGACTTGCAGTTGTTCTTTGGAGACAACCTGGGCAAGACCATGGAAAATCCTCAGGACAAACTGGACTGGTTTGGCTCAGAACGTGAAACAGGCTTTTTACCCGAACTCAAGAACTTTGCCACACAGCACAGATACACATTCAGTCCCAAAGACATCAATCAACTCAAACATACCATGCAAGGTATGGCAGCTATCAAAGAAGGCCTATTCGAAGGCTACTATGGCACACGCAAAATCAGCTATGTGGGTGAGCAAACAGAAGCCAGACTGGTGATTAAACACAACCGAATGATTGGCGAAGATGACAAACGCTATCGCTATGTGGAAAGTTTGTTCATTGAAACAGCCGAAGGCGAACGATTCAAACTGCCATTTGTGAAACTGTCAGGTGGCCGAGCCATGCTGGAACACGTGAAACAAGGTGGCAGACCATATGATATTCGTGGGCAGCACATTAACGAGATTGTGAGCGAAATGGCTGTGCTCAGCAGATTCAATAGAGCCAGCCAACAACGAGTGTTTGAAGGCGTAACACAAGAACTGGTAGAAACTGCACAGCACTACTATTCGGAACTGCGCGGAAATCTACAGCACATGGCCACAGGCCGTGGATACAGTCAATATTTTGAATCATGGACGCCAGCAGACATTGGAGATGAAACTGCTCTAGTAGAAGATCTCAAAACCATGTTTATTGAACAAACATTAGATGCCAGAATAGAGGCTGCATTGCCCACACTGGCCAAAATACAACAACGAGGAACCGCTATGAAAGAAGCACAAATTTTTGAAAACTGGGCAAACGGTATTATGGAAGGCACATGGGCTTTGCCAGATACTCCAGAAGCACAGGCCAAACTGAATGAACTCATGAGTCAAGAACTCATTGTTGGTCCAGATGCTACCAATGCCACACAACAACTGTATGATGTGATTGGCGATGATCAATTGTTTGATATCCTTGGCGACTTGGCTGACCAAGATCCTCGTGCTAATATTTGGGATGACACTGATGTTCAAGCTAGACTGCAAGAACTTGGTATCCAACTGAATACTACACCTGAAGCTGATGAACAACAACCAGTGGCACCTGCTGCTGGTCAACAAGCACCAGGCACTGCTCCTGAACAAGGCGTGGCGGAAAACGCAGAGCTTGACACCATGCTGAAATATGCTGGTGTGCCACTTCGAGAAAGTGTATTAACAGATTCAACCGGCCACACATTAGATCACATTCTCAAACGCTTTGGCAAAGAAGTTTCTGACTTTAAAGCAGGTGGTGAAATTACTGATGATCTGTATCATGCGCTGTATGACTACTACTTTGATGACATGCCATACGGCACTAAGAAAGCTAGAGATGGTGACCCCTATGAGTGGGTGTCTGACCGCCTAGCAGATGAGCTAGGTATGAACGAAGGCGCAGCCGTTGATGCATATATGGCAGGCAAGAGTCCAGCAATTGCGCATTTTGCAGACCAACTAGACAAAAACACAGAAATAAAAGAAGGTTCATGCAACTCAACCATGGAAGGTGAATACTGCCCAGAACACGGCCTAGCCGAATGTGGCATGTACGAAATGGGCACTGTAGCAGGTGGTATGGCTCCAGTTGTGGGCGAAGGCACAGAAAGAGACAAATTCTACTATCAACGCAACGATATCTGGAGAGTCATGGACGGTGACGAGGTAGTTGACGAATACAAGCCCGCACGTTATGAAGTTGTTGGCGCTAAAAAGTTATTGGCTCAATATGATAACGACAATATTGATGTCACACACGTTATAAGCCCAATGGGAGTTGTTACATATTTGTATGGCAAACCAGAAGATGAAATGGGCGAACAGCAAGAGGCTTACTATGAAAGCAAAGCTGACAACGCACTTTTGGCAAGAATAAAATCACTGGCTTTGCTCAAATGACATAAATACACTTGACACCAAGGCAAATAGCGCATATACTACATGGTGTATGCGCTTTATTGTTTGTGCGTCACAGGCAACAAAGATCTAATTTTAGATAGGCAACACATAGGCAACTTTTTTAGGAGAAACAAACTATGGCATCTTTAGCAGAAATCCGAGCAAGACTACAGGCAGCTGACACAAAAGGCAACTCAAACCAAGGTGGAGGCGATCGAGCAATTTATCCACACTGGAACATGGAAGAAGGTCAATCGGTCACACTACGCTTCCTACCTGACGGTAACACAAAAAACACATTTTTCTGGGTCGAACGAGCAATGATCCGACTGCCATTCAACGGCGTCAAAGGAGAGATGGAATCAAAACAAGTATTTGTACAAGTACCCTGTGTGGAAATGTGGGGAGACGCCTGCCCGGTACTGGCAGAAGTTCGTACTTGGTTCAAGGACAAGAGCCTTGAAGACATGGGTCGTAAGTACTGGAAGAAACGTTCATACCTGTTCCAAGGTTTTGTGCGTGAGAATCCCATCTCCGAAGACAAAACTCCGGACAATCCCATCCGCAAGTTCATCATTGGACCTCAGCTGTTTACTCTAATCAAGGGTGCATTGATGGATCCTGAACTGGAAGAATTGCCAACTGACTTGATGCGTGGCCTGGACTTCCGTATCACCAAGACCCAAAAGGGTGGCTTTGCTGACTACAACAGTTCCAAGTGGGCTAGAAAAGAGTCAGCACTTACAGAAGCTGAACAGGCTGCGATTGAAACTCACGGCTTGTATGACTTGAGCACATTCCTGCCCAAGCGTCCAGGTGATGTTGAGTTGAAGGTGATCAAAGAGATGTTTGAAGCATCAGTAGACGGACAGCCATACGACACTGAGCGTTGGGGTCAATACTTCCGTCCAGCAGGTGTACAAGCACCTGGTGGTGCCGCAGCCGGTGACGCAGATGACACACCAGCACCTGCTGCCAAACCAGCACTTAAAGTTGCTGCCCCGGCAGCACCTGTTGCTGAGGATGCGTTCGATGAAGAACCAGCACCAGCTGCCGCGCCAGTCGCAGCAGCCAAACCAAGTGGTAATGCCCAAGACATCTTGGCCATGATCCGCGCACGTCAAAACAAGCAGTAATCTCTGCACTAACACAAGGGGGCAACCTCTTGTGTTCTTCTATTTTTATAACAGGTGATACATGGGAAAACCATTTGATGTAAGTAAGTTCCGCAAGGAAATTACCAAATCAATCGACGGACTGTCGATTGGTTTTAATGATCCAACAGACTGGATCTCAACAGGCAACTACGCACTAAACTACCTGATCTCAGGCGACTTCAATCGTGGCATTCCACTGGGCAAAGTAACTGTGTTTGCTGGAGATTCAGGCGCAGGTAAAAGTTATATCTGTTCAGGTAACATTGTGAAGAACGCACAAGAGCAAGGTATCTTTGTGGTGTTGATTGACAGTGAAAACGCTCTTGACGAAGATTGGCTCAAAGCACTTGGCGTTGACACAAGCGACAGCAAATTGCTCAAATTGAGTATGGCCATGATTGATGACGTGGCTAAAACTATCTCAACATTCATGAGTGACTACAAGGCCTTGCCAGATGGCGAGCGTCCAAAGGTCATGTTTGTGATTGACTCATTGGGTATGTTGTTAACACCCACTGATGTGAACCAGTTTGATGCAGGCGAAATGAAGGGTGATCTAGGACGTAAACCCAAAGCTCTCACCGCCTTGGTGCGCAACTGTGTGAACATGTTTGGTTCATACAATGTGGGTTTGGTTTGTACCAATCACACATACGCATCACAGGATATGTTTGACCCAGATGATAAGATCTCAGGCGGTCAGGGTTTCATTTATGCCTCATCAATTGTGGTGGCCATGAAGAAGATGAAACTAAAAGAGGACGAGGACGGCAACAAGATCACTGATGTGATGGGTATCCGTGCAGGCTGTAAAGTTATGAAAACACGTTACGCCAAGCCCTTTGAAGGCGTGCAAGTTAAAATTCCTTACACAACAGGCATGAGCCCATACTCGGGTCTTACTGACTTGATTGAGAAAAAAGGCCTGCTCAAGAAAGAAGGCAACAGCCTGGTGTTTACCACAAGTGAAGGTGAAATTATCAAGAAGTTTCGCAAAGGATGGGAACGCAACGATGACAATTGTCTTGATACTGTGATGAAAGACTTCGGAAACATTAAGGAAGAGGTAAGTACCGGCGAGGAGGAAGCAGAATGAGTGAACATGTGGCAGCAGAAATTTGGAGTGAGCTCAAGCGATATGTAAACACAGTTGACCGCAATGAAGCAGCAGAAACTGTGGTTCAGATTCTAATGGATAATGATAGTGATGTGGAAGACATCCGTAACGCTTTCAAAGGCGATACAGATATCAAACGAGCACTTACGGCATATCTTGACAACGACAAAGAC